CCGCCCCCGCCGCCCCCGCCGCCCCCGTCTGTTGAAAGACTGCCCCCAAGGCCGCCCGAATAAGCATAGGGCACACCAGGGTTGGCGGTTCCCCCGCCAATGCCCCCATAGCAACCTGATGCCGCGCCGCCGAGGCCGCCTACAGTGGTCGATCCGCTGATGCCGGCAGGCGCGCCGCAAGTTGAGCCGATGACGGCCGATCCATTGAACCAAGTGTCATTAGCCGCAGCTCCGGCGCTGAAAGCTATCAAAGCGCCGGGCGTCAGAGCGATGTTCACGGCCTTGGCGTAAGCCGCGCCGCCGCCGGCTCCGCCCATTGCCGCACCAGATCCAGCGCCAGACAGGCTCTCGATCGTGTTCGCGTTAGAATTCCAGTCGTCCGGAACGGTAAAGTTGCCCGCCCCCGTTAGAAAAATCACGGGCATCTGTTAGCCATCCTTCTTCCGGTATTAGGGAGAGCCGAACGGATAATTCGAGCCGGCCGGCGTTGGTTGGATCATCATAGGTTCCAATTGCGCATCAGTCAGCGTCGAATAGAGAATGAACGACTGCCCTGCCAAGGCCGCATCCCGGTCGGCAATCAGCACGGTCGCCGCATCACCCTGCCATGCCGCCGCAATCGTCGTTGGGTCACCCGGCAGCGACAGGATCAGCGCATATCCCGGCTGGTATTGATGGGTGACGACAGTGACCGGCTGGCCGTTGACCGTCTCCGTAGAGGTCGTGTCGTTGGCCGTGGACCATATCTGGATGCCAGGAAAGACGTGACTGAGGTCCCAATTGCCATTGGAGACATAGGGCGCAAGCGCCGGGTCGGCCTGCGCGGCTGCTTCATTGGCATAGACCAGAAGGATGTCGATCTGGTGAGTCATGGCAGTGTGCTCAAGGTTGCCGCCTGACCGGCTGTCGGCGCGATCGACCACAGACCGAACGTCTCTACATCCCCGTAGGATGGCTTGCTGCCATCGGAGGACGCACCGAGGTACATATTGGTCCCGGCCGAGGCGACCAGCGCATTGGCATCGGTCTGCGCCACATTGCCGTTGGCCGATAGCACGCGACCGCCGGGGGAACCTCCGACGACAAGCTTATTGGCAGACCCCCATGCGTTGACGCCGGCCGCCAGCGTCTGCGAGCCGTTGTTGGTGGTCACATCTGGCCCGGCGGTCTGATAAAGCAATCCGTTGGTGCCGGTATCGAGCAGGCGTGCGTTTGTAATGGTTCCCTGATTGATCGACTTGAGCAGCGCCGCAAATGTGGCGGCGGTCCACGGAACATACAGACCATCCGCGCTCCGGCTTGCCGTGCTCGATGTCGTCTGGATGTAGGAGGAGGCGAAGGGGAGGGTTTCTGCGCCTTGCGCGCCCCAGACGTTCACCGTCTCGGTGCCCGCCGCCGTATAGGCGTTACTATTATTTCCGATGGAAGCCGCAGATGCGACCGCAGGCCCTACAACTGGGCTTGAGCTAGCCGTGTCCAATACAAAAGTAATGCTCAGTCGATACCACCCGGCCCACGCCGTGGGCGATACCGCTCCGGTTGCGCTCTGTATGCCGTTTGTTGAAATGGAAAGGTCTGACCACCTCAAAGTAATCCCAGGAAAGTTCGCCTGGGCGTAGTCCCCAACATACACGTAGGGAGCCGTTCCCCGTGCTACGAAAAAGCTATGCGTGACGGTGTTTCCGCTCGTTTGGGAGCCTATGCTACCAACTCTTATGTCGTGCAACCCCGTCCCTGCTGCTGAGGTAATAGTTACGCCAGCAGTTCCGCCAGTTGGATCGCTGACGCCACCAGCTCTCGTCGCGCCATCGAGTGTCGTCCACGACAGTGCATTTCCGGAATTGAGAGAATGGTTAGTACTCGTCCCCTCTAGCAAGACGCCATTCGAGACCAGCGTTGACGGATTGTAATCAAACCGCAGGACGTTATTCCCTGCCGATGCAAGAAGTCCTGATGCGTTGGTGTAATAGGCTGCGGATGACCTAGAGAATGTCCCCGACAGGGCAAAGAGCCATGCAGCGTAGCCTGCATATTGCGCGCCGTTGTACCAGTAGTAATCGTTACCGCCTTCGGTGGTGAAGTCCGCGAACAGCGATGGTACCGTCCCGCCGATCTGCGGTAGCCATAACGGCGGCGGTGCAATGTACTGGGTCAACAACGGCTCGCATGAAAACATATAATTTTTCTTTCATGCTGCGGCCGACATTGACCGCAATTCCATGCCTATATCAGATATAACGTCATCCCAAAAGTGTGGGGTATCAAATTCGCGCTGGCGAAAAACTCTGGCGGAAGGATACCACGGACTGCGCTCGTTCCAAGGCGCGCCCGGCCGTTCGCACATGAAGTGCCACGACATGCCGTCCTTACGGCTGATGACCCACACCGGCTTGCCCATCGCGCCGGCGAGGTGAGCAACCGCCGTGTCGACCGTAATCACGAGGTCTAGGTTCGCAACCAGCGCCGCCGTCTCTGCCCATGACGGACGGTCGGGGAGGATATCAATGACCGGTTCGGCGCGTTCGGTTCGTTCTGGGCCGACCTGAAGCGAAACGAAAATATCCGGCTGTTGGGCTAGACTGCTTAGTATTTGCGTATGAGGCCAGCCAAAAAGAGGGCGGAAGTCCTCGAACCGAACCGACTTGCTCATTCCGTATTCGCGAAGATGGATTCCCTCGCGGATGCCGGCCGACCAGCACAAGCCGATCAGGCGCGTATTCCTATGCCAGCGCCGCGGCCAAGTCCGTGCGTGCCATTTATCGATCAAGATCGGGTCCGCCTTGATGTACGGCCCGCGCCACGGGACCGAATCGACCTCGATCTTGAAGACGTGCGGAAGCTCCCCGATCGGAATGTGATAATCGAACGGCTTGAGCCCGAGCGCGCCCGGATAGTCCGGCGCCTTGGGCATTACGGTGACGGTGGGAAAGCTGTAGGCCGCCATCTCCGCCATGCCCGGCGACGCCTCATAATGCACCGCGTAGCCCATTTCCTCGATCAGCGGCAGGAAGCGCAGCATGGCGATGTTGTCGCCGTACCCCGCCTCAGCGTGGACATGCACCACGGCGCGCGTGCCGTCTTCCTTCGTCACCGGCTGCGTGCCGTCCCACATCGGCACCGTAAAGCGCCGCGGCGGCAGGGAGAGCATGGGCGTCTTGAAAGCCTTGGCCCGCCAAGTGTGCTCTTCCCAGCCCTCCCGGTAGCGCCCTATGGCGTGCAGCGAGAGCGACTTGTTCCAGTGCGCCATCGGAATGTCGCTGCACTGCCACGCTATCGCTTCGTCAAACAATACGATCGCTTCCTCGTGCTTATGCTCACGGTGGGCGATCATCGCGAGGCAATGTAGAGCGTCGCCGCGGCGATCCGTCGCCATGACGCCCGGGATAAAATCCCGCGCCTTGTCATAGTCGCCAACCTCGATCGCTATGCTGATGCGGTCGAGCGCCCCGTCCGGCTCTTCCGGCGCCGCCGCTATCTCCCGATCATAGGCCGCCGTCGCCTCCTCGCTCTCGTTGAGCATGTGCAGCACTCCGCCGAAGACGTGCCACGTTCGCCAATAATCCGGCGCTATCTTGGTAGCCCGCTCGCCCTCCACCCGTGCCAGCTTCACGTTGCCCATGGGCATAAGGGCATTCACGATCAGATCCAGCCGGTAGTCCGTCGCCATAGGGTCAGCGGAGAGCGCCTCGCGCCACCAATCCGCGGCCGTGCCGAACTTCATGCGCTGCACCGCCAGCCGGGCGTAAAAGTCGCACGCCTCCCCATGCGCCACCCGCGAATGCGGCTTTACCGGCGGCGTCGTGATTCCGAGGATCAGCCGGTAAATGCCCTCTGCGGCCACAAGCCGGTTGCCTTCGACGTGTCCGCGCGCACGCGCTACCAGATGGTCTAAATCCTCGTCGCTTCGATGGCGCGCTGGCCCTACGTTGGTCCAACCGGTTTGATACTCGCAGAATTCCATGTCAGCGGCGCAGAGCAGCATGTGCTTGGCGACGATGGTGCCCTTGCCGCCTACCTCAAGCCGGTTCTGGTCGTCCACCATGGCCGGCGAATCGTCGACCACGACCAGCGTGTCCGGCCGGATCATGGGCATCGCCGCCATAAGCTCCGCGTGATGGTGCATTGCGCTGGGCAGCGGATTCCATGCGACGTAGTCGAAGGAGTCGAGGTAGAGCAGATCAGCCTTGAACCAGTGCGGCACCGCTAGAGCCTTGAGATAATCAACGCTGTCCTGCGCCGTCACCGTCGTCTGGAAGCTCAAGCTCACACGACCGCAACACGCCCTTACCGCCTCGCGATCAAGGTCAACGGAGAAAACCCGCGATTCGGGAGCGGCGCAACCGACATAGCGGTCGAACAAAAACGTGCTGCACCCGTCCAGCTTCCAAGATTCCTCAATCGCCGGATCGCGGCGCGCGCAGCCCGTCTCCACTATCGTCACCGGCCGGTCGAGCTTGTCGAGATGCTCGAACATTTTGGCGAATGTGCCAGCGCGCCCGGCCAGTTTCGGACGCGCCTCTTCCTCAAACCACTTCCAGAAGGTCTCGCTTCTCATCGCTCATTTCCCTGTTTTCGTGTGACAAAAACCTAGATAGGAAGCCCCGCGTCGGCGTCCTTGATGACCTCAATGGGCGATTCGGCATCCAACTTGTGACCGCACGCCGGGCAGACCTTCCAGGCCCGCTCTACCTCACGGCCGCAATCCGCGCATTTGGGCTTGCCCGCCTGCTCCCGTTCCTTCGGATGCAGCCGCGTGCGTTCCTCGCCGATATAGCCGTCGTCGTAATATCGGACCTTGCCCGTCCCGGCGCAGCGGTGGCATCCAGTATCGCCAGCGTTGCCCTTGCCGGCGCAATCCGGGCACGGGCCTGAAACGCTGTAGTGCCAAGGCGCGCCGCTCTTGTGGGCAACGATGACGTGCGGTTGATCGTCCACGCCGAGATATGGCTTCTCGGCATCGAACTTCGTGCAGCCGAACTCGGGATCTGTGTCGAGGTCGATCGCGTCGCAATGCCCCTTCCCCTCCGGCGCCTGGAAGTTGAAGACCTCATCGCCGCTTTCGTAGATCGTCTTTCGCGCCCTGATCCAGTGCGCGCACGAATTGCATGGCATCGTGAAGCTCCCCCGTTTCAATTCCAAGATAGCCGACGGCCTAGTAGCAGCGCCAGCCCTGCGCCTCCACCCGCGCTTGAAGCCGGGCTTCACGCTCCTGGCGCTCCGCTTCCTGCTCGAAAGGCCTGCACGGTCCGGCCGCACATTTCTCACAGATCAACCTCATACAGCCCCGACAAATATCGACGTAATCTCGCATTTTCTTCATGCTGAGAAATTCGGTCGGATGCTGGCAGTGCGCGCAGACGGAACTATAAACCTCAACGCATTTTCCGTCCCATTGCGGACCTTCAAAATATTGCCCAATCGAGCCGGGCTTGAAGCGATTAAGGCTAGGCATTGACCCGCGCTCCTTTAGCTACATTGAGATAATGCCACATTGGCTGAAGGTTTGAAAAGTGGAAGCATAATCGCTGCTGTTCAGGATCGGTCAAATCAAAGGCGGCACACGGAATCCTATGATCGACATTCCATTTGTTAGGACCATGACCGTAGTTTTCCTCCGTCATGCCGACGGAAAACTGGCGTTTAAGATGAGCCTTCAATTCTGGAACGGTACAACCGACTAGATCGAAGGTTTTTCCGGATTTAGCAGCGCTGGCGCGGACCAGGGCCTTTCGAAGCCGACCCCGCAAATTTTGACGGAGCCGCCAATCCGGATCATCCCGGCGAAGGCGCTTTCTAAGACCGCGCTGATATTCACGGAATTGCTCTCTATTGCGGTCAACCCAATCTAACTGTGATTTCCGGCGACGCTCTGGGTGGGATTCTAAATATCTTTGCTGAGAAATCCGTCTACGTTCCGGATTTTCCTTGCCCCACGAATTGTGCTTTTCGCGATTTGCTTTTCGGTAGCTCGCTGTATGTATTCGATGGCATTCAATGCACGGACCACCAATCAATCGTATCGCGATATGGCCGTGCTTACACGGCTTGCCGGTAAAATATTGTTTGAGGCCTTTTGCCAGCGCATCGGCGCGGCTTATAATCTCGAAAGGCATTGATCCTGCTCCACAGGTTTGATGCTCAGAAGGTCCGAGACCGCGCAAACGGTCCGGGCCTTCGTTTTTATAAGCACAAAAAAGGCCCCAGGGAAAGGGGCCTTTCTCATTGTAAGACGTTGAAGTGTCTTATCTTTCAAGAAAACTGATGTTGCCTAGGCCCGTGGCGGTAAAGTTCGAACTCAGCGCACGGAGGCCGATGCCAGTCACGGCGGTTGCCGGAATAAGGATGTTGTCTCCGTCGTCGAGGCAACGAAAACGATAACTTCCCCTTTGGTTGATTGCCCAGCTCTTCAATGACAAACCGAATCCGGCCGTCGTATAGGTCAGCTCTGCGGTGGCCGCATTAGCGAACTGCGCGAGCGGCGAGGAGTCGGCGGTATCGATGAGATTGGGGACGATGGCGCTTGCGGTGAGGATGGCGGTGGCGCCGAAGCGCGAGAGATCCCACTGGACCTGGCAGTCCGTGCTCGACAGCGCACCAGTTTGGCCGAACTCCGCTTCATAAAGCTGGATGCGGCGGGTACCGGTCGACCACAGGGCACCAGCGGTCTTGAAGGTCGTGGAGAGCGTACCCTGAAGCAGCGGCGCTTCGTAGTTAGCCATAGGGAATCCCCTTGTTGCATGGTCATAGTGGGTTCCCTGTTTTCAGCAAACGACGAAAGCGAAAGAGAGATTTACAGCGAAAAGCCCGTTGGAGCAAGCGCCGAAACTCAGGCGGCCTTTATGTATTCCCAACCGGCCTTTGTGAGGTGATCGGTTGTCCAGGCTAACCGGTTTCCCGTGGCGGGCTTCGGCGACGCCCAAGCGCGCTCTGCTTCGATCCAAAGCATCCGCATCGGCGGAGCGCCTCCCGGCGGCTTTAGGACGTGCGCTGAGCCGTCCTTCGTTCCGGCCGGGGGTATGCAGTTCTTCGTACCTTTAGCGACCGCAGGAAGTTCTGGCGGCCCGGAATGCGCCAAGTAGCCCATGCCGGGGATGAACTGATGCTGGGTGAGCTTCTTGTATGCGGTGGCGCGGTCGACGAGCGGTGAGGCGGTCATCTTGCTTCTCTCTGTCCCAAACGTCGAGCGTGGCGGGCTAAGGCTGCTGCCGCTATTTTTGCCCGGCTCTCCGCCGTATGGGAATGCCCTGGCTTGCCTATCTTAGCGGCAGATATAGCCGCACGATGCGCAGGCGACAGCGGCTTGCCTCGCTTAGAAGCGGCTACTTTTTCCTTCGCCTCAGCAGTATGTCGATGACTGGCGAATGTGAGTTTAGCCTGATGCTCGGGAGATAGAGGCGGCGGCTTCCATCCCTTTTTGGCTGCTGATAATTTGGCGCGAGTCTCTTCCGAGACAATTCGCCCGCACATGGCGATTCGGATTTTTGCACGTGTTTCTTCAGAAACAATGGAACCAAGCCGTCTTTTGATCCAGCCTCTCTTTGCGGCTTCACTCATATTTACAACGTGTTCAGGCTTCTTGGGCACGCCCTTTCTGGCGCGGCTCATCTTAGCCCGTGTCTCATCCGTGTGCTTATAGCCTAACGTATGAGTATTGCCCTGAAGCCTTGCCGACATAGCAGCCTTGAAGGCGGGATTGCGTGGCGCCCTGCCACCGGATCGGCCACGATCAGCGCGCAGCATTTTCGCCCGGTAGCTTTCATCACACCATAGCTCTATTGCCTTAAGCCGCCTGTGTGCGCGCCATTCAGATGAGCGCTTTACGCCTACCGGGCCACCACGCCCACCATGCCCACAATTTACCAGCGGGCCGCCTTCCGATTCTATGCCTATGCTTTCAGTAAGTATGCCCTCAAGAGCAAATGATTCCGGTTCACTTAACCCGCTGGCGATAATAGACACCGGCAGCGTGCCGCCGGCCTGTTTAAGCACGTTGGCATAATGCGCATTGCTTGACGCTCTAGACTTGTGGCGCTTCCACCGTTCCCCGGTGCCCTTGCCCACATAGAGCAGAGAGCCATCCGGCCGGAAAACAATGTAGACGTAATTCAATCGATCCATGATTTCAGACTTGCGCTATATAATCCGGTGTCCACAAAACTTGGGCGGCGTCGCCCGGTTTTGGATTTCTTGAAGCGATGATTTATGCCTTCCAGCGCCGCCTGCGTCGGCACGCCCGGATAGCCGATCTTCTCCATCTCGCCCTGCGCGAGAAACTGCTTCATGCGGTCCTCGATCTTGGACGTCGCCGTGCCGAACGCATCAACCGTCAGTGGGCCGCCTAACAGGAAAGTCTCGAGCGCGCCGGATAGGGAACCCTCAAGATCGCCCGCAATATCCTCTTTGTGGATCTCGTAGAAATTCTCGAGGATGTGGTAGCGGTTTTCCAGCCAACCCGCGACGTCGCCCGTCGTCACCGTATTTGCGCGCACCTTGCGCTGCCGCTTGGACGGAGCGTTTTGGTAGGGAACGTCGAGGACGCCGAGGTGTAATGTCGGCATCAGTTATACAGGACGGTCTGGTTCGCCGCTCCCCCGCTATCCGTCGCGATTGCGATGAGGCCAAGGAAGAACGCGGCACCTACCCGGAGGAAATTCTGCGCCGTGGTCGAATAGGTCCCGATCGGTGTCGAGACGTTCCAGCCAGTTTGAACGCCGGCCTGCGAGACGGAAGTGTTGACCTGGTTGGTGCCGGCCAGCGCGTGCGCCTTGGTGTCCGAGACGGCGAACGTGTTGATCGTCAGGTTTGTGTCGGCGGCAACATAGTAGGTCGTGTTCGCGGTAAGCCCGGTCGGGAGCGCGCTGGTCGTGGTGAACTTGACCGCAGCACCGGCGGCGAGCCCGTGTTTGGCCCACGTGAATACGCCTGGGCTGGCGAGAGTGATCGTCACCGCGGCGCTAAGCCCGTCATACAACGTGACTGCGGAACTCGTCCCTGCGGTGTTGACGCCTAGACCTTGGAATACGCCGCTACTGGATTTGACCTGAAAATTAGCCGAGGTCGTGAGGTTGTCGAACAGCGCGCCATCCGAGACGTTGGGCGTGCCTCCGAAAGGGCCGAACAGGACGTTGTTCTGGTTTGCCATTAAAAATCTCCACGGGGATCAGTTCATTCCGAATGTACTCGGCCCGTATGACTGCGCAATTCCGAGATAAGTCCGTCCGTAAGGCGTTTTAAGCTGCTGTAAATTCATGAGCGTGAATTCCTTCGCCGCTTCCTGCACGACAAGACTGACGGACGTACCCTCATCGCCGGACGACTGCACCACGCCGGACACAAATCCGTGCATGTTGAACTTCTTGCGCAGCTTGGCGAAGTAAGTAAAGCCTGGCTGGTCCGGCGCGTATGCAATCAAATTGTGCGCCGCAAGATTATAGACAGCCTCCGCGTATATCGTCCAGCCACCGGAATTAAGCGCCACGCCCGCGGCGTCCCATTGCGGTATCCAAACGGCCCGAAGCGCCGGGTTAACGATCGCCAGCGCGTTCGCGAAGGCATAGGCGATGAACGGCGACGAGGGCGGCAAAGCCGATACCGGCACCAGCATGATTGTAGTGATGAAATTCTGAAAACCCGCGAGGGTCGGCTGCGGAATAGTCATCGCGCCTCCCGGCCAGTATCAGGTCTTGCGCGGACGCCCGCGTTTTCTGGGCGCCGCCGGCGCAGCGGCGGAAGCATCCACCCTGTAGCCTTCCTCGATGAGCTTCTCACCCGCCTCCGTCTGCTCTTCCTGCTCGAAAGCGACGGACATTTTGTCGGAGGGCGCATCCGGAATGCCGACCTCAAGGAATTGCTGTGCCACGGTGGATTGCACCATCTCGTTCGTGACGATGGCGGCCTTCTGCCTGCGCACCCGGCCGTCTTCGATCTGGATGCCCATGTTGAAGGCCTTCAACTTCTCCATGATCGCCGCCGGGACCGGCTTGTCTATGCTGTAGACATACGGCACGACCTTGTTCGGCAGGCGCGGCACGTCGACGACGCCGACGAGGCCGTAGGGTGAAAGCTGGTCGACAATCTCGGTGATCTGCATGATGTGGAACTGGCCGCCGATCATGCGCTGCTGCCCGGCCGGAATGTCCTGCTGCTTGTGGCCCACGTAGCGCCGATTGGCGTCCTTCAATTCGCCGTCTTTGCTGTAATCCAGCCGATAGCAAACGACCTGCACCTGCTTGCTTACGTTGGCGATGAACAGGCGGTGAAGGCCGCCTTCCTGCTGATTGTGTTGCATGATCAATGGTCGGTTCCCTGTTTAGGCGGAAGCGGCGCTAGGCGGCCACACGCGTCACTGATAGCTCATGCTTATGAGCCGCAGGCATTGCGGCCGCGGCACCCATCCGGACGTGATGCGCCATTCCTGAAGGAAGTCCGTGGCGCCGCCGGCGAGCGGGGAGATAATCTCGCGCGGAGCCGCCATGTCGCAATACTGTGTGGCGCACACCTTGGAACCCGGAAGCAGGCTGGCGAAGATGTTGGTATTGACCGGCTGGTCGCCCTTAGGCTTGTCGACTTCCGGCATGATGACGATGACCAGATCGGCACCTCCGGCCCCGGCGCCGATCAGCGTGTCGTCATAGGCCCAGATCAGCGTATCGCCGTTGCTCATCAAGATTTCCTTGACGGTGCCGGCGGTCGACGTAGTGCCCGCGCCCGGCCGCTGAAACTGCACAAGCTGGACCACGTTGTACTCGAATAGACCAAGCGTGCGCTGCGGTCCGATGATGGTGAACTTTTTGCCGATGCCGAGCTGATAGGTGCCGGTCTTGATGTTCAGCACTTGCTGCGCGAGGAAGAACGCCATCTGGCCGTTGTCGTAAGTGATGACCGTCGTGTTGCCGTTCGAGTCCGCCGGCAGATTGATCGCTGTGGCGTTCGGCGCGTTGATGATGCCCTCGCCGTTCTGCGGGTTCATGCCGAACAGATTGGCGTCCCGGCAAAGCTGGAAGTTCGCCTGCCTACCGCCCAAGCGGTACGCTTCCGGGACCGCAAAGCCCCACCGGCTACCGGCGGCGACGTCGTGGTGATTGTACTCGTTGCGCACCTGCAGCAGGTAGCTGGGCGCCGAAATCATCGAGGTCTGAATATCGACGCTCGGCAATTCCTGAGATCCCGCCTGACTGGCCGCCATCTTGGTGCGGACATTCATCTGCTTCATGTAAACGAGCAGGTCATCCTCAGCCATGCGGACCCGCAACTGCCCTTCCGCCAGCAAATCGATGAAGCCGGAGGCTTGGCTGTATTGCAGCAAAAACTCCGGTTCAACGAATGACGGGCTCAAAGTGACGAAAGCGTGGGCCTGAATCGACATTGCCTTGTTTCCTCGTGAACCCGATTAGAGCGATTAGAGCTGAATGACGGCCGCCGCACCGTTGTAGTTGTACGATGCAGAATTGGTCGCCGCGTTGTATTCCACGGTTTCGCAGTTCGATGTCTGGATATCCAGCACCGTGACCGGAAGGGCCGCCGATGCGGCGCCGCCCACCGTCAGCGTGCCGCCAGTGATGGTCGAAGCGCCAACGCCTATCGGCCCTTGCAGGGTTGCCCCCGTCGTGCCGGTGACTGTCAACGCCGTCCAGATACCGTCGAGGCTGGCATAGGCACCAGTGCCGGTAAGGCTGGCAAGGGTGACGGAGTCGCCGGGATCGAAACCGGTTGTCGGCAGGATCAGCGTAATGACGCCGGTCGTGTTATTGTAGGTGCTGCCCGTGGTGATGGTGATGCCGGCCAGATACGGGATGAGCAGTTGGTTCGTGAAGTCCCACGACACCAGCGGCTTGATCACCGCGCCGCGCAGGTCGACGAGAGTCGGGTCACAAGCCACCACGATACGAGCCAGCGAGCCAAGCGGATACCAATTGACCTGCATTCCGGATGCGGCCAGCGGGACCGGGCTCTGCGGCGTCGTCACCATGCCGTAGGCCTCATCGAAGACGGAGAAGCCCGCCAGCGCGTAAGTGCTGGTCAGCGCTGCGGCGCGACCGACGATCGGGCCAAGGCTGTAGCTCGGGTTTCCGGGTGAACCCACAGTGCCCAGACTGCCGCCCGGCACGAAGGCGTAAAGGCCAACACCGCCCCACATGGGCAGCGTTTCATTCTGTGAGAGGATGCCAGCGCGCAGGCGATAGCGCGTCGATGGATCGGCATAGGCGGTGCCCTGTCGAAGGCCCGTGGAGGTCGCGTTGAACAGACCGTTGTTCCCGGCGATCTGCGGATATGGATTGTAGCCAATCGTCGCAACCATTGCGGTGCTCTCCTGAGTAGCTCTTGCCTAAAACTGTTCCCTGTTTAAGGCGTAGTCCCGCGGATCAGTTGCTCTTGCCGAGATTGGCGTGCAGCCAATTGCCCTCACCACGCAATTGCACCGGGCCGGCCATGGGATTCATCCACGAACGCGGATCGCCGACGAATTCCCGAATGGTGTGACCGTCCTGCTTGCGCTCGATCATGCGCAGTTGGCCCGCCGGCACGTTCACCGGATTGCGGGCAGTCTGCATAGCCTCGCTGAAGATCTGATCGCGCACGATGCCGAATGAGGCGTCATCCGCGAAGGCCTTGTTCACGTCCGCCTTTTGCCACGTCGGGCTGTGTTCTTTAAGCAGGCGCGCGGTCCTGCGCTCATAGCCGGATGCCGTTTCGCCGGGCATGGCGCGGGGCGTCTGCTTGCCCAATGCGCTGAAGATGGAATCAGCGCGCGACCAGGCGTCGGCGAGTAGCTGATGGTCATCGTCGGAGATTTGCACGATCCGAGAGCCATGCTCTTTCACGGCCTTCTCGACTTCGGCAATGCGCTTGGTGATGTCGACGGAATCGGCCATGGCCTTTTCCTTTTCTTTCTCCTTGTCGTCGGCGTCCTTCTTGGCCTTGTCCGCCTTGGTCTTCTCTTCGGCCTTTTCTTTTTCTTCCTTTTCCTTCTCGGCGTCATCGGCCTTGAACGGGGGAGCTTTTTCCTTCCCCGTGCCCTCGATGGCGTCCATGCGCTTGCCGAGATTGCCGACGGCGTCGGTCATGGCCTTAACGCTGTCGGCGATGTGCGAAAGCGTCTTGTCCAGTGCCGAACCAGCATCGGCGTCGGTGCGCTCCTTTTCGGCGGCGTCCGCCTTGGCTTTCTTTTCCTCCGCTTCAGCGGCGTCCTTCTTGGCCTTCTCTTCGGCCTCCGCAGCGTCCTTTTTGGCCTTGTCGGCTGCCGCCTGCTCTTCCGCCGTCATCGCTGAATCCTCTCTAGCTTCGGATCGAATGCCTGAAGGGTCGCCGCCCTTGTCCCACACACCCAACTCGCAGATCGCTACGTGGTCGATAAGACTAGGGTCGCCCTCGATTAGAACCTTTTTCCCGTCCTCAAGCGTAAGCCGCGCATTAACCGTGAAGTCCGCGAAATTGACGCCGGGGGATGTCGAAAGGTCCTGCTCCTGCATTATTTGGGCGGCGCCGTCGACGTAGATTTTGGTAACGGCCCACACCTCGTCTCCGGCAATGTACGGTAAAAAGACTGTGCCGACAATACGCTTCTGAAATTCCTCCGAATTCAGGATCGCCGTATCAGGATGGCGCAGGATAATTGGCAGGCCGTTGCACCGCGCCAAGAATTCCTCATTCAGGTAATTTTCCGGGCTGCGATGCACGAATTCATCGAGCTTGGGCCGATAGGACGCACTCGTTCCGGTAATGCGAATCGCGAACAGCCAAATGTTCTCGTACTGCTGTGGAGACGTAAGCCGTCCGTCCGCGATGGCGCGCGCCACGTCCAGTTCGTTCATGCCGATGCGCTCGAGCGCGATCCGGCATCCGGGGTGCAACGGCTGCGGCGGCGTGGGGATAGGTGCCCACGCGAAGCCGTCATGCTCATCATTCAACGTAGGGGTGAATTCTTCGTCGACGTACTGGCGAAAAGTGGAAAAGTCGATGTCCGGTGGCATGGCTGGCTGCGGTTGCAGCGACGGGGCCACGGGAGAAGCCGCCGGCGCGCCAGCCGAAACAGGGAATGAAACAGCCGGCGCGCCGGGGTCCGCCACGCCCAATGTGGTCGTGGAGCTCTTGGTTCTGGTGTGAAGCTTGCGGACGCCATCCGGGAGAAAGCCTATTTCCTCTTTCGCTTCTCGAACGGCGGTTTGCTCTGCGGATTCGGTGCCTTCTTGCCCGCCGCCGGGAAAATCCCAGCATGAGGGGCAATCGTTTGCAGTCGCGGTGCGGCGCAGGAAAAGTGCGTTTCCCTTCGGAGAGATAAAAAGTAGCCCGGCCGCCTTGGTCACTTGCTGCGCCATTCCTCAATATTTTTCTTGGTTCGTTTGTCGAGCTCCTCCTCGATGGCTTTCTTGACGCCTTTATCAAGTCCACCAGAGTTCAGTGCACCGTTGAGCTTTTCGGTGGACATGCCTCCTAGTTTTTTATCCAACTCACCGCGAGAGATCTTCGTCTGTTTCGATGGGTCAGCTTTTGCCGGCGTATTGGCTTGGCGTGCCTTTAAGGCAGCTTCCCGCGCCTCCTCCGACCATTCATCACACCGAAGATCGCACAACGCATCTACTGCCTGAAATCCTACCCCGCCGATCACGCGATGGTCATCCGCTCGGCGCGCGGCATAGGCGTCAACCCGCTTGCTCAGCCCGGCGATCGCATCAGCGGCCGCGCCTATGCAGTCCGCTAAGGCTTTGATCCCCGTCTCAGGCATGGCGTCCATCTCCGCATCGTCGTTCAAGCCGTGTTCTTTGGCGTACTTAGTCCAGTTTTCCTTGGTGTTCTTAATCTCTCCACGTTGGACCTTCTTGTGGTAAAGCGCGATGGCGTTGCGCTGCTCTGGCGTGCCAGACGGTGACGGAATCGGGGTATCCTCATCCGCATCGTCATTGCTAATCAGCAGATCAAGGCCCCGCTTCTGCGGGCCGACCTTGGCTATAGCCGACCATGCCTGGCGTTCAACCTCTGAAATCCGGCTTTCCGCAGTGCGAAGATCGCCGGCACCCTCCGCCAGCCAGCGGCGCACTTCATCGGCGCTGCCCTGAGAGATGCTCTGAAGCGCCAGCCTGTAGTCTGTGGATGCGTGGCTGGCACGCTTCTCCGCGTCCGCTAGCGAGCTTTCCGGCAGGCCTTCAAACGCCATGCCCTTAGCGCGTGCGGCGCGCGCAGCCTTTGCCAGCCCGACGCGCACGTCCTTGGCGCGATCGATCAGCCGTTGCGCCAGCACAGCCCCGTCTTGGGCCCGGCGCGTCATCCGGCCGGCATCCTCGGCTATCTCTGTGCCCTTGGAAAACCATGCGTCCGCGCGGCAATCCAGAATCCGCACGCTGTCCGCCGCAGCGTTTATCGCCCGGCCTATGCCATCCAGCATGTCACCGCGCGCCTTGCTATAGGCAATGGCAGCCGCCTGCTTAGGGTCTTTGCCGGCCCTGACTTCGGTCGCGATATTGGCGCTGATCGTTTCTTTGCCGGAACCGCTAAGCAATGGCATGGGCTGCTAGGTCCCGTGTTTGGCGGCGGCGTCATTGATAGCCGCGATGTGCAAACGCATGGCGGATGACACGCGGTCGTGTATCACGGCATCCTCCTGCCCGATCGTCCAAATGCCGTCTGCGTCCCGAAAGACATAGCAATTTCCGGTCAGATTGAAATTAATCGGGAAGAAAAACGAGGACGATTCCTCGTCGCTCGCGGTCCCCATCTTGAACCCAGCGGCCCTGAGTTTCTTACAGAGCACCGGCGCAATGAGGGCTTGAAGCTCGCCATCGGTCAGCTTCAGTTCTTTCATCGTCAGCCCCGAAAAGGTTTTTGCCGAGGTGCTTCTATAGCACGGGTGCGGGTTTTGCGTTAGGAACTCTAGAACCAGGCAACACGTTATCCTTTCCGAAAAGGGATTCCTAAAATGTGCTTCTCATTCGACTGGCTGAAAAACGTCCTGATCCTCTGCGTCGTCGTCGGTGCGGTCATTCTGATCCTTCAGCTTGTGATCCCTTACGCCATCTCGAAAATGGGCGTTGCTCTCGGCACCGGATGGGGGATCGTCGTTTCGGTCTTTCGCATCCTGCTCGGGGCACTAATTGCGATCATCGTTATCCTCATCTGCTTCGAGGCGATCGCCTGCCTGCTGAGCTTCGCCAACATCGGCACTCTCCTGCACCGTTAGGCGGCCACGTTCTCCATCGGCTCGCGCCGGTCATGCGGCGCGGGCTTGACGTGCGGATCAATAGGCGGCCGCCGAATAGCCCTGTGCTCAAGCCGGGCAAGCTCCCCGCGCGACCACGCCTCCCAAGCATCCCAATCCACGCCCATGCGATCCGCCTCCTCATGCTCGGCCGCAATGCCGAACTGGTGGGACACGAGGTAAATCTCCACGCGCTCCTGATCGCCGGGGTGCCGGCCGTACAGATCGAGGAAGGCGGCCACCATCCGCATCATGTGCAGCCATTCGGCGCGCTCATGCGCCCATCCTAACTGCGCAGGGTCGAACGTCTTGCCCTTGATCGTGATCGATCGCGGCAGCGTGCGATCAGCGTACAACCGCTCGCAATTGCGCGAGACGACGAACATCCAAGCGACGTCATGGTCACGATCTACCGGAACGGGAATTGAAGAGCCGCCGTGCGGGAAGTCAGCGCTGTCAGCTCGCGCGCGGCCTTTATGCGCTTGCGCACCCGCCACGCCTTCCGAGACGCCGCCACCAGACGCCAAATGTCCTTTGGTGGCATTACTGTGCATATTTTTGGCTTTGGTTGCATAAACACCCTCTGATGTTGCATCCGCTCGTGCCGCTTGCTCGCGCGCACCGGCCAGCGCCGCTTTGCCCTTGGCGGTCAGCATGTCGGTTGGGAGGTCGCGAAGTGAAAATTTCCAGATGGCATAGCACCTGCAGAAGGGGAGCTGGCCGACCGCTTCATGCTCATCGTAGTAGCCGTTGGGGCCTTTCTTCACGAAGCCAACTTGGTGCGCCCACGAATCCCGAACGAGATAAAATTTCCCATCGCGCTCAACATGATCCGGCCGCGCATCATACCCCGGCTGCCTGAAATTCGAACGCCATTCGGCTGCTATCGCCCCGCCGTCCGTTGCGAGGATCTCCGATAGGGACGCCGTAAGTTTATGCCCTTGGTCAATCAAAACGCGACGTTCTTCCCAATTCAGCGAGGCCAGCGACTTGCGCACGTTGGCCTTGACCTCCGCACGCGTCTCAGCGGAAACCCCGCCAGGCGGGATGGACGTCGACCAGCCCTGAAAGCGACGTAGGGTTTTCTCAATCGCCTCCGCGCGGTTTAGCTTTATCAGGTTGGCGCTCGCTATTATCCGGCGGTCCAGTTCGCTGCGCAGCGTCGGCTTGATGTTTTCCAGCGTGAACCGCTCGACGCCTGGGTTGTATTTGAAGATCCCGCCCTGATCGACCATGCGGCGGTAAATGGCGGCGAGGCCTTGCCGCATCTGATCTTCGAGAGATTGCGGCGATATCATGGACCGTTCCGCGGCCATCCGCAGCTCGCGGGTCCACTTCGCAATTCTTTCGATCGAATCAAATCCGTGCTCCGCCATGTCGGCTATTGCGGCGGCAAGCACGTCCTGAAATGAGCGCAGGCGGTCAAGCATTAGTAGCGGGCGCAGTCTGCCGGCGGTTCTACCCGGATCAGCGGACCTACCTTCGGAGGTGCCAGATACCGCTCCACCCTGACCGTGGGCAGAATGATGATCAGCGCCGATCCGACCGGGTCACGCCCGACATCTGCGCTGCGGCCACGGTGCTCATAGTCGCGAAAGAATACCACGCTCATTTCCACCCCCTATGAAACTCATCCAGTAGGGCCGTAAAGGCCGCCCGCGCTTCCGGGCTGATACGCGGGTTCGCCACGTGATCGGTGCAGAGCTTGGCGCGCGCCTTATAATCGGCTGGATTAACCGGCGCGAAGGGTCCGGTCATGGGAGCGCACAGAGCGGGCGAAAGCTGAAATACCATGCCGTCTGTCAAGTTGCGCTTCATCTGTCGATAGCGGGGGCTGATCATCGGTGTGCGCTTCCGTTTATGTGCCCATTGGCCTTGGGCAAGTTAAGCGGGCTCTGCTCCATCATCGTCACCAAGTCCGCAAGCTCCCCCTCCGTCAGTTTGCGCATCATGCGGCGTTGGCGCGCGCCGGCCGAATCCTGCGCTGCGAACGGCTTAGGCTCTTTGGGTTCGGCACCAGCGTCGCCCGTGGCGGGCTGCGGCGGCACGTATTCCGCCAGCGCCTCGAAGTCGAGAGATAGCGGCGTCTGGAACATGATCTTGTTTTCGTTCAGATTGTCCTGCGCCCACGCCAGCAAGGTCGATTTGTTCTCCGGGTCCATCATCGGGCCAAAGACCTCGATGGTGGCAATGATCGCTTTGAGCTTCACGTCATCGGTCTTGACCTTCTCCGAATCCGGTTCGGTCAACAGCGACGGCCAGACCGCAGTGAAGGAATTCGCCCATTGGAAATAGGCCTTTTCAAAGCTGATCTGATAGTCCGGATATTTGGTCTGCACCCGCTTGAGGAAGTCCGGCGTCCACGCCTTGCGCTGTACGATAGGCGTCATGAAGTCATACAGCGGACCCATCCACAGGCGCACGCGGTCGACGTAGCGCGCCACGGACTTGGCGTCCTCGCTGCCTTCGCCAAAGCCCTCCGCGAACGTCTCGGAATTCAGCAATTGCGCCGGCATGTCGTCGGAGACGGCAATGTTCTCAAGAATATTCTTCCGCGCCATGCCGTAGGCGCCGTCGATGTTTTGCATGTTCAACGTCTCGATCTTCTCATCCTTCCCGATCGAGATGACGTTGCCCGTGGTGGATTGCTGTACGAACAGGCGCTTTAGGCCGGCACTTACCTGCATGATCCTGTCGACGATAGCGCCGGCCACGGAGAGCATGGCGATGAACACGCCGGCCTTCTTCGTGATCAGGTCGTCCGTGATCATCGTCTGGACGAAAGACTTCAGCGGGAACAGCGCACGCTGGTAGGCGCTGCGTCCAACGAATCCAAAGGCCGATGACGTGTAGAGGATGTAAATCGGCCTGCCGTGCATGATCGTGACGGCACGGGAGCGGTGGTAGAACTCACCAGAAACGGAAATGGTCGTCGGCTTCATGAAGTCGATGGCGTTGGGGTCTTGGTTCAGAACCAAGCTGCCGGCCGTATTGAGCGGATCAAAGACGGAGAACGTGATCGGCAGGTCCGCGATTTTCTTCGGCTCTATGGGCACGCTAGGAGAGATGCCCGGGCTCTTCGACGCCAGAGACGCGATCCCATAAACGCGGGCCAGCGTAGCTGTGTTGAAGATGTATTCGTCCGTCTGCATTTCCTTCCACACGCGGACAAATTCATCGCGCACCATTTCGCCCGGGCTGTCAGGGACGCTTATTTCCCGGTCCTGCGATTGCGCCATGGCGATAGGCGACTCGGCGATCTTCCCGCCAAGTGTGTGATAGGCGTAAATGATTTTGCATAATTCGTAGGACGGCGTATCGCCCGGGACGATTTCGTCAGCGCAAAGCAACTCCGTAAGGGAGTTGCCTAGCGTTGATTCGTTAATATCGATCCGGGCCACTTCGTTCTCATCCCTGCGCTGGCGGCATCACGCTCATTTGCGCGCCCGGCAGCGGTCGTATGGATGGAACGGAATTGACGCCATTCTCGAACATCTTTTTGAAGCCGGTGCGCAATTGCAGCACCGCGGCCAGTTCCCCATTCACAGCCTCCGCCATGATCTTACCCGATTCCTTGGCGATCAGGTTCATCACCACATGCGGCGGCACGCCGGGCGCCGATACCATGATCCCGCGAAACATCGTGCCTACAACTTGCCGAATACCGGCCGCTAACAGCGCTTCAATCTTTTGGGCTTGCGTGGCGGACGCCGCGCCATTGAGTTTCTCCGCCGACTGATCGTTAAGTTGTTCCGTCATTTCCGTTCTCCCTGTTTAGAAGCCTTCCTCATTTCCAAGCGCTATGGCGATACCATACACTGCGGCATCCAAAGCGTCATCTTCCCGCGTGGCATCCTTATCGCCAACCCGAAAGCCAACCATTTGCCCGAGGAGATGATTTCGCGTCGTACCCTTGTAGTTAGTCACCTTGTCGTAGGCGTGGCGGCAGATTTTGACCATTCCACGATGGACATATCCCGATACAGAAATACAGCGCTCATCCTTCCCCACCTTAGTCAGCGGGGATTCGATCGGATAGGCCGGCCATCCGCGGCGCACCGCCTGCTGCAAAAGCACCATGCCAGAGGACTTGTCTTCGATCATGGCCCCGATCGATCCGCGGTTCGCCCGGCAAGTGACCGCAAAGTCCTTTAGCATATCGAACACGTTGGGAAGCCACGTCTCGAGCAGCGCGCCTTCGATTTGCGCGAGATCCCAATCGAGGATGACCAGCCGGTAGCGCGCACCTACCTGGCCGGCAGGGCCTACCAACTGCACGGCATTGCGGATCAAGGCGAAATAGACAACAGCGGTTCCGTCGTTTTTCTTGCCGGTCTTCGTGGCCGTGTCGATGACCGCGAACACGGCCTCGCACCGCACCGGCATCTCTGCGGGCTGGCCGTTCTCGAGCAGGCTCTCGCGAGAGAAGAAAGCTGATCCCGACCAATCCACAAATTCCGCAAGATACTCTTGCTGATAGACCAACGGCTGATTGTCCCGCTGCAGCTTGGCTATTTCCTCACGGGGCAGGAACGGATTGGAGCTCGTCGGCGCGTGAAACTGCACAAAGCCGTGCGCGGGATTGTGGCAAATGTCGTAGAGGAAATTATCCGCGTCGATGCCGTTGGTGTTGCTCATCATCAACGCGCGGCCGCTGTAATCGAGCAGCGTCGGTTTAATCGAGCGCGTCCAAATGTCGATCGCCTTGGGCTTGCAGAACGCAATCTCGTCTAAAATAACCCGGTGATATTTCCGCGACCGGCCGGCATTCTCATCTTCGAGCGACCAAAACTCGACAGCCCCGCCCGTAATCGTCCGGATAATCCCGTGGGTCTTGTCGGAGCTTTTGATGATCGGCTCGAGCAGGTCCCGGATCACGTTGTAGGATTCTGAAAGCCGCTTGTTCTCCGGGGCGAACCATCCGACCAGCCGGCCGTGCGATGCGTCATCCGCTGCGGTCGCCTCCCCGAGAACATTCTTGCCCCACCGACGCCCGCAGCGGCCCGCCACATAGCGGTTGTATCGCATAATCCAGCGCAGCTTGATTTGCGCGGCGTGGAAGATGGGCAGCCTCACCCGCGCCAAAGTGGCGTCCGGCATGGGCATGTCGGCGAAGACTTCAGCGGGCATTTATTACCTTGGGCAGCGCCAGCGGCAAAACCTCGGGCTCAGGGCCGGCGACCGGCGTTGCCTCATCCGCCCTAACCACAGTCCCAGGTTCCAGCGGTATCGGTGCCGCGGCAAAATCGTCCGGCATTCCCCCCTCGACCACGACCTTCGTCACGACGGTAGCCCCGATAACCACGGCTGAGAAGCGCGGGCTCTCGAACGGTGCCAATGCCCTCGCGCACTCGACTGCGAGCGCAGCCCATTCCCGAAATCTTTTCAGGTCGCCGCGCTTCTTGCAGCGTGCGGCATCGGCCGTAAAGCCGTGCATGTAGTCCGCAAGCACTTCCTTCGCGAGCGGCTTGCGCGATGCCTTGGCGTCGGCGATGGCCTGCTTCGCGAGCAACTCGCGCTCGATCGTCGCTCTGTTCTTTCCGCCTGCTCGCCGTCCGGCTCCGGGGCGCGCTCCGCCTTTTTGCTTTGGCATAGAGCGATAATAATTTGTTTTTCAGAGATTTTCAAAAGATACGAGCCGCTACCCCTGGCAGGGCGGCGTCGAATCGTCCTGAAACCGCCGGGCGAGCCATCGCTAGTCACCCGTGGTTGTAGATCGTGTCATCCAGCCCATCGGCGCCGAGGTCTTCGCCATCGACCAGTACACACAAGATCGATTCCGTGATCTGGCGGTGGAGGTAGGCAAGAGCTCTCGCGAAGCCATCCGGCCCACCAGCTTCGAGCGCGTCAATCAGGTAGTCGTCAAGGCGGGCACGGTCGAGCACTTGATCGAGAGGGTACGTCGGCGGGGCGTCGGAAACGGCTGGCGGCGGCTTTGGTATCTCGCCACGAGGCCGCATTTCGCCCGTTTCCGGATCGCGGATCATAATCGGTGGACGTGCTGGCATTACTGCCTCCGTTCATGCAGCCGGACAAATCGGACAATCCGGTAGCAACCCTTATTTTAAGCGGATAATCGACAAGAGACAAGAGGATTGCCTTGGTTTTACCAGTTTGTCCGACTTGTCTATCGATGATGGTGATTAAAGCCCGGCTCTAAGGCCGGGCAGTTAAATGTAACAATTTTGGGACGAATACTACTTTTTGGAATGGGTTTACTAATCAAATCTATATACTAGTAGTACAGACAATACGATACTTACTTACGTATTGACTTCGTTACTAATCTAGCGAAAAATGTCCGGCGTTGTCAAATCAAAACTTGGCGAGCAGGAGGACTGCATGTCGGTGAACAGGGTGATTTTGGTGGGTCGGCTTGGAGGTAATGCGGAGGTCAAGCATTTGCCTGACGGGCGCACGATGGCCTATTTTTCGGTGGCGACATCGGAGAACTGGCGCGACAAGGGGAGTGGCGAGAAAAAGGAGAAGACGGAGTGGCATAAGGTTGTGATTTTCAACGACAATCTGGTCACGTTCGTCGAGCAGTACTGTAAAAAGGGCGACCAGGTTTACGTCGAAGGCCAATTGCAGACGCGAAAGTGGAAAGACCAGTCTGGGGCGGACCGATATTCGACGGAGGTCGTGGTAAAGTCCTTTGGTGGCCGGATCACGAAGCTGTCTTGGAAGGATGCCGCCCAACCTAGCGGCGAGTCCGAGGAGCCAAGTCCGGCTGCTGCTGCCGCTCCAGTAGCCCGCAAGTCATCGGCGGACATGGACGATGAAATTCCGTTCTAAGTTTGACGTCCCTTTCGTTTTCCCCAGGGCGGCCGGGCAAGAGCGCAACGTCCGGCCTCCCGCGTTATATCTGAGGGCTGATATGGCTCGCGCCCGGAATTTCAAGCGATCGACGACGGCCGCGCTTCGACGGCCTACTAAGGCACCCGCCCGTGCTGCGGCGGTGCCAATCCCTTACCGATCACCGCCCGTCACGGTCAAACGTACCCTAGCCAGCCCTAAACCCGGTCCGCGTGGCTCTGGCAGGTTTGGACCGCCATGGTATCCATCGGCATTGCCGCCGGACCAGCGAGGGATCGATCTCCTAAGTCCGAACCAGCCGCCGGCGCCGATGGACAGCAAGCAGGCGTTGCGGGACATGCTGGCGCGCGCGGCCGCCAATACGGCCCGAATTAAATCGTCCGAAAACTAATGTCGATTTTCCCGCCCGATCGGTAGGTCCAAAATAGACGCTTGACACCAGCACGCCAATAGCGTCTAACCATCATCGTTAGCTTTTGGGGCCGCCGGCCCGCCACCATCGAGGGATAGTCCGATGACAAAAACCCTAAAGCGCGGAACCCAAATTATTTACACCTACGCTGGCGGTAAGGTCGTCCCCGGCAAGATCGTGCGCCCTTACGCCGCCGACATGCCGGGCTGGTATCTAGTCAAATTGACAGACGAAGCCGGTTCCTATCGCGGCGGCTGTCACTGCGACCAAATCGCCATCACGGACAATCGGCCATGAGTTCCAGGCCGCCATCATCCGGGCCAGCAAGCTGGCTGCACGCCGAATGTTTCGCCGAGATCGAGCGGAGGGAGCCATGAAACGGCCGCGCGACATGACCCGCGCACAGTTCCGCGCCGCCCTTCAGCGCCGCGGATGGCGTCAAGTTCTCTTATGGGTCGAAATTGGCGGCGGTCGGTCAATCGGCCTGGTAATGATCGGCCGCAAATTCAATTACCGCGCTTCGCTCGCTTATGCCATCCGCGAAGCCGAGAAAGAAGCTGCGTCATGACCGAAGCCCTTAATCGCCCGTGGAGCGCGCCGGGCCGAACGGCGGCCGGATGGCCGGTCTATACCGAAACGCGCAAGGGCGCGCGCCGGCAGGTCGCCGTGGCGGCTTCCGCGGAGGATGCGCGGTTGATCGTGCGGGCGGTCAATGCATTGGCGTCGGCCACGGAAGAGCTAAACCCATGGGCGCTTATCCCGAAGCAGTATGCCGGTGCATGGGGTTTTGATTTCGACGAGAAGAACCGCGTTTTTTTCGTCTGTTGCGGAGGTCATCGCATCCTCGATGCTGAGGATAGCGAGGTTTGTGCCGCAGTATGCGACGTGCACAATGCAACTTTAGGGGCGAAACCATGACCGAGCAGCTACGGGCGATCGGCGACGTGCTGGTCGTCGCCATCCACGAGGTTTCCGCCATCCTCACAATTCATGCTTATCCGGTTGACACACACAGATGCCCGCGACCCGCTACCGCTTGTGTCCGCGCAAAACGCTAGGGATTGACGATGGTTGACCTTGTAGGCACTTGCCCGAAGGGCTTTTGGGAAGAGTGGATTGCCGAAGGCGATCCGGCCGGCGCGCCCGAAAGCGGCGAGGAATGGGGTTGGTTTACCGAGCACAGCTATCGGTCGCTGATTAAGCCCGGCGAGCGGTTTTACGTCGTGGCCCATGGGAAGCTTCGCGGCTGGTCGCCCGTCACGGGCATGTGGGGCGGCGCAATCGTTCGCAAGGGCGGCGCGGTAGCCTGCACCATCGACGAACCTATCCCAGGCTTCCGTGGGCTCCGCAAGCGATGGTGGGACCGCGCTATTGAACGGCCCTTCCCGGAATGGAGAACCCCATGATCGAAATCGACGGCAAGTTGATAAATCCGGCGCACGTCGTCTCGGCTGAGGTCGAAACGCGCCACCTCGGATCGTTCGGGAACACGGGTTCGGCTTCGATGCATTCGCCGCTCTCGCCGCTCTCGCCAAGATCAAGGGTTAGTGGTCATGCGCGAAAATCCATCAACCGCGCCAAACACAAGGGGTAGTGGCTGTGTGTCTAAACCGGATAAGCATGTCACAATTGGGCTTTTCCTTGCGACGGTCGTCTTTTGGGCCGCCATCGCCGCTGGCTGGCTGTAGGAAAAATGCGAAATGACCGCATTCGAGCGAGGATGGACGGACGCAGACCGCGGAAGATCCTACCGCGATTGCCCTTACGTGCACGGCACCGGAGAGGCGATCGCATGGCGGGCTGGGTATCGTGCCTGCTGTAAGGCTCTTGGGCGCGAACAAATGCAGAAGGCAACGGAGGGAAAGTCATGATTAAATTCGATGTTCTGGACCGATTTTCTGGCGCTGTGCAGTTTACGGCTGAGATCGATTGCACCGAAAATGCAGCGTACAGCATCAAGCTCGGACTGTCGGTAAAATGGGCATACGCAACCGGTGCCCGCCTCGACGGTGCCAGCCTCGACGGTGCCAGCCTCGACGGTGCCAGCCTCGACGGTGCCAGCCTCGACGGTGCCCGCCTCGACGGTGCCAGCCTCGTCGGTGCCAGCCTCGTCGGTGCCAGCCTCGT